GCTTTCCAGATTTAACGTTGCCATTGAAGTCTCCTAACAAATTCTCATGATTTGATAACGCAGGATCTATTAATATGAATGGTTTTTTTAAATGCATTATAAAATAAAAGCAGAAAATAAAAGTTACATTATTTTTATTTATTTAATTTTATCGCACTCTAATATATATAATGAACACTCCGTTATACATATTAATTATTGTTAGTTTTTTAGCAGGAATCTATTATTGTATTGCTACAAGACCATCTAAATTTATTGAAGGTTTGACCAATATTAGCAATCCTAGATGTCCCGATATTCTAGTTCAAAAGGGTAAAAGTTATTTTTTATATAATTCTAAAGTTGCTCAAGTCCCTGGAGTAAATCCAGTTGAGTTTGAAAATTTAGAAGATTACGTAGAGTTTATGGATTGGCAGCGCAGTCAAGGAATTCGTTGCCCAGTTTTATACTTACAAAGCACATTTGACGCTCAAGGTAGTTCAGTTTATAAAATCCGCCCAAGCCCAACAGATTTGCAAGGCGGGTTACCTCCAACCATTCCAAAACCACCAAATCCCACGTTATTGATTGATGCAACTCGTAATGACCAACCCTATAATAAAAATTCTTACCCAGCATTTGACCAAACCGATTTTTATCAAGGTTCAACCACGCCTCTTGACCAAATGAACGCTGAGCAAGAGAATTTGTTATTTAGCCCTGACCCAATGGACCCTAATTGGGGCGGTCAAGAATATACCCAACATCTTGTTGATTCTGGCTATTATGCAGGAAATGAAGTTAGCATAGCTATTGCATAATAAGATATTTTGCTTTTATTATTTGCTAATTATAATATAATTAATGATAAATTACACGTTAATTACATTATGTTTTTTAAATCTTCTCTCGTTTTCTTCTCATTCATATCGCACAAAAGTTTTTAATTCCGCTATTGTTTCTTTTTTACCAGAATTAAAACTTCATAATGTTGTGACTGTTAAAAAAGAAAAGGTAAAACCTCCATGCAAATTCAACTATAAAACTACTAATTTTGATTCGTCTATTAATTTGAATGACTTTTATGTATTTGATTATACACCAAAAGAACAACCAGACACACTTGGATATGTTAAGATGTTTTTAGGATATGAGCTACCCGGAATTATCCGCGTAATTCATATTGAAAAATCTAGTGAAGAAAAATTGATAGACGACTGGCACAATATTGCAAAAACTAATCCAGACTATAAAAAACACTTGAAAAAGTTTGGTGACAAACGCATTAATAATATTATTGAAAAATGGGAAACAACGTTTAATGTTTATTCCCATAATTGCAGACATTTTAGCTCTTATTTTTCAAAGGAGATTGAAAAAATTAATCAACTTAATAGAAGATTATGACGAATCAACGTATTTTAAGACATTGTTTAATGAAGCCTTCGCGGCATTCAATTCATTTAATGTCTTAATAGCACTGAGATTAGCATCTGCATTGTCAGCTGCGGCATCCATATTTAACACAGTTTTCAACATAAGAGCATTAATATAATCGTCCATTGAGAGAATAATATTTCCATATTCTTTGACGTATTCTTTGTTATTTAAAAGCAATGTATCATTATGTAATTGCGTAACCTGGTTCTTCAAAGTTGTTGCATAATTTGACGCCGAAGCACCGACACCATTCGCGGTTGATGAACTAGTTGGGTTTGTTAAACCTTCCATAACATTCATATGCAATTTCATAGACTTTGCCACTAAATATATTAAAAATCCAATGATAACGACAATTCCTATAAGTTTAATTAAATCTTCTGACATGTATTATACTATACAATAAGAAAAACAATATATTTCTTTTACCAATTTATCTAAAGGTTTTTAATCTAACCTTTCAAGAATTTTATAATATTAGCTATTACAGTCTTATTAATTCTGCGAGTCTGTCCTTTTGCATTTGTATAGCTAATATCCTTTAAACACGTTTCTGATTCATTAATTTTTGTTACTAGATTTTGAATTGTTTTAAATTCTTTCATAAGAGCAATTGCGCTTGTAGAACTAATTCCAGGAATTTGACATAGCATTATCTCACCAATATTTTCAGGTGTAATATTTTCCTTCTTTACCTTTTTAATAACATTGCAATAAGAGTCTTCCTTCTCGGGTTGTTCTGTCCCTTCTGAACTATTTTGATTTTGTTGTTCCCCATTGGTGAGAGAAAAAGTATTGGAGCTGGAATTTGTATTAGAATAAAAGCCTTGTTTATCAGATGTTTTATTTAATTTATAAGCCATATTACAAATTATTAATGCAGACTCTTCTGTGCTCATACTTCGCAAAACTGAAAACCCCTTGTAATAATTGAGAGAAAACATGGCAGAGTATAAAGTAGTCTTATCTACACGGTCTTTAAATGAGTTAAAAGAGCTAGTCTTTGTAAGGTCCCCTTCAATTAAATACATAATATTATGATTATGGTGGGGCATACCATTTAACCTATAGCTTTGCTCTTCATAACGCCCATCCTTAATACTTGATGATAAATCGCCTAAACCTTTTCTCTCAACAATAATCTTTTCTAAACCATCTTTGCATAGAATCACATCTCCTAGAGGCAATGCTTCTACAACAATTTCCAATCCCTTATAAATTGGTCCAGTCTCTATAAAATGTTTGCATAAACGTAGCAATTCGTGTTCGCGATTATCAATTTTAATAATCATTTAATAAGTAACGCACTAAGTTATTAAATGATTTTATTACAATATTAATATTTTGTATTATGAATTGCGTGTTACATTAATCCGCGTATAACGCCAAATGTGGCACGTCTTTGCTGCACCGGGTTTCTAGTAGTGTTTCTTAAAGCAAATAATATGCCTTGTTCTCTTTGCGGCGCTCGTCTAAGATAATTTCCCATGTTTCTTTGCTGCCATGTGGTTCCAAAAGTGACAATTCCCGCCTTTTTATCGCCGCCACAACTTCCACCAGAAGCACACCCGCGATTTGTCAATGATTCAACATTTCTGCCTTGCTTGCCAAAATGATACATCATACCAACCATTTTATAAATGCTTAATATTATAACAAATAAGAATAATATTAAGTTTTTTAGAACTTTTGCGAGGGTTACGTTTAACCAAGCTTTCCGGAGTGTGAAGCGTAATAACCATTTCTGTTGTATTGCACAGGGTTTCTAGTTGTGTTAAACAACGCGAAGAAAACGTTGGGCTGTGTCTGAGGAAGTCTGTAAGTGTAGTGATTACCAACGTTGTAAACGCTCATGAAGGGTTGACCGGTCCACATACCGGCCTTTTTAACACCGCCGATAGAACCACCACTCTGAATTCCTCTATTGGAGATAACGTCGACGTAGCGACCGCGTCCGAACTGTGTTTGCATGCCTACCATTTATATATACCCTAAATATTTTATTTTTTATTTGATGGGGAAAATAATATTTATCTAAATGGTTTAAATGTATCGCAATAATATTTAATTATGGAGGACAAAACCCTTGAAAAGAATATTCTTCACGACGATGATATTGTAAGTGGAGAAGATGGGCTAATTTTTAACCCATATAATCCCCTAAATGTGGAGATTACATTGAATGACGTTCAATCTATTCTCACTAAATATGGTGTTCCTGGAATGGTCAACAACATTGAACTTTATAAAAGAGCTTTTGTTCATCGTTCGTACACTAAGCGACCTCAACTTGAAAATCTAGCGCAGAATATTACTATTGTTGAACGCCCTCCAGATTGTATGACATTGAAAACAAAGTCTAATGAACGTCTAGAGTTTCTCGGTGACGGTGTTCTTGAGCTGATTACGAAATATTATTTGTATAGAAGATTTCCTAAAGAAAATGAAGGATTTATGACTGAAAAGAAAATCGCTATTGTAAAAAATGAAGCAATTGGAAAAATTGCCATGGAAATGCATCTAAATAAATGGCTCATTCTGTCAAAACATGCAGAAGAAAAGAAGATTAGAACAAATTTAAAGAAACTTGGTTGTCTTTTTGAGTCGTTTTTAGGCGCTTTGTTTCTGGACTTTAATAAGATTTCTGTAAGGGATGAAGAAGGTTGGTTTCAAGATATATTTGTTACTGGACCTGGTTTCCAAATAGCTCAAAAGTTTGTTGAGAACATTTTTGAAAAGCACATTGACTGGATTGCTCTTATTCAAAATGATGATAATTATAAGAACATACTGCAAGTTAAGATTCAAAAGGAATTTAAGGTAACGCCTCACTATTTAGAGATTGAGCATGACGTTGAAAATGGATACAAGATGGGCGTGTATTTGTGCATTGGTCAACCCATACACGCAGTCAGCATTCACAATGCAACACACATAGACCATGTAAAGACGTTTAAAGAAATACAAGAGTGGATTGTCAAATTTGGGAAAGTTCTAATTTTTCTAGGCGAAGGGCAACATAAAATCAAGCGAAAGGCTGAACAAATTGCTTGCAGTGAAGCCTTGCAAAAAATTAACGCTTATTCCGCATAAAGTTTTATATATTTACTTTATATAAGCGATGAATCCTTTAGAATCATTAAAAGTAAAATTAAGAATAAAACCTGTTGTGGAAGAGCACGAAAAAGTCGCCGTTGTTGTTCCTGTTCCAACTGCTCCAGAAAAGGTTGAGCTAAGTAAGGTAACTATAGTTGATGAGCGCGGAACTGACACTGGTTTTAATAGAGAAGATTTATTTACCAAATTACAAGAACGCAAAATGAATAAAACCGTTTTAAAACCAACTGTCAAGCTAAGCGCAGTCCAGGAAGAGCAAGAAAAAGAAGAACCTCAAAAGAAGAAGGCTAAGAAGATTACCAAAAAGATTTTATTTCAATTGCAAGAAGAGGGTGTTCCTATTGTTCAAGAGAAGGAAGCCCAAGGCGAAGAAAAGGAACCCCAAGGTGAAGAGAAGGAAGCTCAAGGAGAAGAAAAAGAGGCAGAAGAAGTCGTTGTCACTAAAAAACGCCGCACCAAACGTCCCACTAAAGGCGTTATTCTTGTGCCTCCAGAAGAATGGGTTGATATTGATAAAGTTGAAACCATAACTCGTTTGCCTCCTAAGAAACCACATGTGAATATTAAGGTTTCCAGTTATTTTATGAATAATAGAGAGAAATTTGTCAACTTTATTAACTCCATGTTTAGCACATATCGTGAAGAAGTTATGGATGACTCATCTGAAATATCATGTGATAATATAGGTCAAAGTTCATCTGGTGAATTTTCTCTCTTGACTCATCAAAAACTGGTGCGCGATTATTTGAATTTATACACGCCTTATCGTGGGCTTTTGCTATTCCACGGTTTGGGTGCGGGAAAATGTCACGCCAAAGATACACCAATTATGATGTCAGATGGAACAATAAAATTAGTTCAAGATATTGTTGAGGGGGATTTATTAATGGGAGATGATTCTAAACCAAGGACCGTTCTATCTTTAGCTAGAGGTCAAGATAAAATGTATGATATCAATCCTATAAAAGGCGATAAATACACTGTAAATCAAGAACATATATTATGTCTGAAAGCTTCTGGGTTCCCAAAGATTTGTAATAATAATCATAAATCTAATTACAATTATAATGTTCAGTGGATTGAAAATAATAAATTTCAGTCTAGAACTTTTTCGTATAATGAAAAAAGAGCAGAAACAAAAGAACTGGCAAAAGATAAGGCCTATAAATTCTTTGAACAAATACAAAACGGTAATAGAACAAAAGATAATATTATAGAAATTGCAGTAAAAGATTATTTAAAGATGTCTGAAAAGAAAAAAGGTATTTTAAAAGGATATAGAGTTCCAGTTGATTTTCCTGAAAAAGAATTGGAACTAGATCCTTACATGATTGGTTATTGGCTAGGAGATGGTTCAAGTCGCACTTCTTCAATTACTTGTCAAGATTCAACAGTATTATATTATTTTGCACACAATTTGAAAAAATATAACTTGTCATTAAAATACAGAAGACAATATGATTATGGTATTTCAGGAAATGGTAGATATAATAATAATATTTTTTTGAATACATTAAAAGATTTAAACATGATAAATAACAAACACATACCAATGGTCTATAAATGTAACTCAAGAGAAAATAGACTTAAATTGCTGGCTGGTTTAATTGACAGCGACGGACATCTAAATAAAAATGGTGGTTTTGATTTTACAAATACAAATGAAACTTTGATGAACGATGTTATTTTCTTGGCAAGGAGTTTAGGATTTTCTTGTTATAAAAATAAAAAAAATACATCATGGACTTATAATAATGAGAAAAAATATGGAACCGCTTGGAGAATTCAAATAAATGGTGTGGGAATAGAGGAAATACCAACTCTAATTCCTAGAAAACAATCAAAATCTCGCCAACAAATAAAAGACGTATTGGTAACTGGAATAACGGTTAAATACATTGGAGAAGGAGATTATTACGGATTTACATTAGACGGAAATTCTAGATATTTAATTGGTGATTTTACTGTAACCCACAACACACTCTCATCTATTGCAATTGCAGAGGGATTCAAGAGCAATAAAAAAGTTATTGTGATGACACCTGCTTCTTTGCGAAGAAACTATATGGAAGAATTGAAGAAATACGGCGAACCAATTTATAAGAAGAATCAGTTTTGGCAATGGATTTCAACAAGAGACCATCCTGAAGCCATTGATACGTTATCTAGCGTGCTCAACTTGTCGGTTGAATATATTAACCGAAAAAAAGGTGCATGGTTAATAAACACAACAAAACCCAGCAATTATGATACACTAGAACCAGCTGAAATCAAAAGCTTAGATGACCAACTTGACGAGATGATTCAATATAAATACAAATTTATTAATTACAACGGTTTGCGCCGAGACAAATTAAAAGATATGACAAACAACTTTGAAACGAATATATTTGATGATGCTGTTATTGTCATTGATGAGGCACACAACTTTATTAGTAGAATTGTAAATAAGATTGCAAAGGAAAAAGAAATCCCTGTAGATAGAACTGGTAAAAAGGAGCGGGTTCCTTATTCATTGGCTCTCATTTTATACGAATTGTTATTAAGTGCTAAAAATGCCAGAGTCGTTTTGTTATCTGGAACGCCAATTATTAACTATCCTAATGAAATTGGAATACTTTTCAATATCTTGCGCGGTTACATAAAGACTTGGGAGATTCCTCTTGACGTCCGTTCCGGACAATCTGTTGGAAAGGAGAAGTTACAGGAGATATTCGCGAGAGAAAAAGTATTAGATTATTTGGATTATTCAAAAGACAAGGTGCTAACTATTACCCGAAATCCTTTTGGATTTGAAAACAAGGTGAAAGAAGACACTGGTTATCAAGGAGTTACAAATAAAAAGAAAGAATTTAAAGATGAAAAGGGTAAAGTGCACATTGAAGAGCGTGGAACTATTAGTGACACTGATTTTGAACGCAGAGTTATTAGTATTTTGGAGAACGCAGGAGTAAGCGTAAATAGGGCTGGAATTAAAATTAATTACCAAAAGGCATTACCTGATAAATTTGATGACTTTGTTGAAATGTTTATTAAAGCCGATTCAGGTGAGACTAAAAATATGGAATTATTCAAACGTCGTATTATTGGTTTAACGTCTTATTTTAGAAGTGCGCAAGAGTCACTTATGCCTAAGTATGAGAAACTTACCGATTTTCATGTTATTAAGATACCAATGAGCGATTACCAATTTACTGTGTATGAAGCAGCTCGCGCTCAAGAGAGAAAACAAGAAAAGAACTCTAAGAAAAAGAAAGGTGTTATGGATGAAAATGGAATTTATAAAGACCCAACTTCAACATATCGCATTTTCTCTCGTTTATATTGTAATTTTGTTATGCCAAAACCTCCAGGACGCCCTCTTCCAAAAGAAGAGCGTGAAGAAGCCACACAATTGGAGAACGTCTATGAGGAAGCTTTAAAAGAGACTTCCAAGAAAGGAACAAATGATTTGGAAGGCGAAGCATGGGACGGTGAAATTGAAGGCGACGAAGCAATTGAAAAATTAGCAGATGCAACATATGAAAGACGTATCCAACGAGCTATTGAGTTTTTAAAAGAACATGAAAGCACAGTATTATCGCCAGAAGGACTAGAAAAATATAGCCCAAAATACTTAAACATATTAGAAAATATTCAAGACCCGGAGCATCGCGGTTTACATTTGGTTTATAGTCAATTTAGAACACTTGAAGGAATTGGAATATTTAAAATGGTTCTAGAGGCAAATGGGTTTGCTCAATTCAAAATTAAAAAGGATGCAAGTGGTGTGTGGAATTTTGATATTAGCGAAGAGGATAGAGGCAAACCAACGTTTGCATTATATACTGGAACAGAGTCCGCGGAAGAAAAGGAGATTATTCGTAATATTTATAATAGTGACTGGGACGTGAAATCTCCTATTACAACTGAATTAAAGCAAATTGCTCATAATAACCATACTGGAGAGATTATCAAGGTTTTAATGATTACTGCATCTGGTTCAGAAGGCATTAACTTGAGAAGCACTCGCTATGTTCACATTATGGAGCCATATTGGCATCCAACGCGCGTTGACCAAGTTGTAGGCCGAGCGCGACGCATTTGCAGTCATAAAAATTTACCAGAGGCTCTGCAAACCGTTGAGGTGTTTCTTTATTTGATGACATTTACAAAGAAACAAATTGATAGTGGAGAATCTATAGAGTTGAAAAGAATGGATAAGAGCAAACGAACTTACAAGATTCATGTAGAGGGAAAGGAAGACAAGGAGGAACACATACCATTAACTAGTGATGAAGCGTTATTTGAGATTTCAACTATTAAAGAGGATGTAAGTTCTAAGATAATAACTGCCATTAAAGAGGCATCCATTGATTGCGCCGTTTATTCAAGACGCGGAACAAAAGAGCAATTAACTTGCTTGCAATTTGGCGAACCATCTTCTACAGCATTTTCATACGTTCCTAGTTATAAAAAGGAAGAACCAGACACTGTCTCAAAGATAAATAAAAAACCAATTGAGTGGCGCGGCAAACCATACGAATTTCGTGGAAAAAAATATATTTATCGCAAGATGGATAAGGACCGTGGAAATTTATATGACTGGGATAGTTACCACAGAGCCTTGGAAAATCCTCAAGTAGAGCCAATTTTGATTGCTACTGCGGAGAAAACACCTGCCGGAGTTGTTATTAGACAGATTTAAAAAGGTTGGTGTCAAATTAGTATTCTTATATTGTTTTGTTTTATTTTTTTTGAATTTGATACCATGTGGGCTTTTCTCTCTTCTTCCATGAAGCTATCTTTTGTTTTTCTGGGGTTTGATAGTATCTGCGATAGGCTTCAACTGCGTCTTCGCATTTGCATTCAACTGGCATTGCTTGAGCAAATGGTGTTAGACCTGATTTGGGAAACTTTTCCGCGCTTGGTGCATATTCTCGCAAATATTTTGCGACAATATACGATTTATGCATTTTTTCCGGGGGATGATTATACCGGTATTTCCACTCGGCATGCATAGCATCAACAAGGTCTAATGCCCACATATAATTTGCCAGAGATGTGCGCATCCAAATAGTTACTGGATGATTTTTGTGAGCAATGTTGTATATTTTTATTTTTGAGTTTATTTTATTTTCTGCGTCAACAATTTGCATGGCAGTACAAAGCATCTGGACGGCTTCCAAAAGGATTTTACTGACGTGCTTGTCAAACATTGCTTCTGCGCATTCCGCAAAGTTTAATGAGAGAATAAATAGATTCATTGTTATATTGTAACTGATTTATTGGTTGTTTGACATAATTACAAAAACTTATTTTAGTTTCAATTTTTTTAATTTGAAAGTAAATTAATTTGCTGGCTGAACGTTTTTTGTTGTTAGACAAGACAATAATATAATTGCAACCATGCTTAGACGTTTCATTTTTTCATATTTTTTGTAATAATCTTCAGGTTTTGATAGAATATACAGTTTTTCTAATCTCTCCTTTTCAGTTTCATTAGTTTTGTTATAAATAATTACTAATCCTGTTAGCATTGATAGAACCAAAATTTCTGAGGGAACAATTAAATAATGGCTAGTAATTTTATTACTTAATTCTGAAATAACTGTTTCCATATTAAATGTCTCCCTATAAGTTGTTCTGACAATTGCTGATATTGATGCTATTTTTGTTTGGTCAAATTCAATTGCTTCATAAAGAGGAGTAATTTTATAAACAGGCTGGAGATTTTTAAACGAATTTTTTTTTGTAATATTGTATCTTCCTTCTTCGTAGTAATATTCATCTTGCATATTTTCCCACACAACCTCTCCATCATCCCAGGTTATTTCTTTTATTTCGGTTAGTTCATTTGTTTTGCTAATTTTTATTGGACGTTCACTTTTGTATTTAAATGGTGACCAAAACCCAATTGCTTTGGATATATTTGAAGTTAATAGTAAATAGATTAGTGAAACGCTTAAAAGTCTCATACTTGTTTGTTATTATCTGTCTTTATAATTTTTTATGTAAAGCTAATCAATTTTTATTTTCATTACAATAGATAATATTGTGTTCAGCTTTTCATCCAAATTGTTTATGCGTTCATGCATATTTTTTAATTCTATTGTTACGTCAGATTTTTCAGTTTGAGGTTCTTTTGCAGGCTTTAATTTTGAGAAAATATCATTTTTAACAGGGTTATATTCAATTTCTTGAATGTTCAAACTAACTCCATTCAAATCTATTGAAGGAGAATCGTATTCTGAATTTTGACCCCACGTTACAGTTTTTTCTGATTTATCTAAAGGTGGTCCTATATTTATTAATTTTGGCGTTTGTTGATGAACATATTGATACTGCGTTTGTTTTTGTTCCATTTTTAGTTTAGAGTTTTCATTTTCCTGTATCTTTTCACTTTTTACAGAGGTTTCTGCTGGTTTTAACCATTTCTCTACTTCATTTTTGTTCACGCTTTTGTGTATATTTTCTATTTCAAAATTTCGTTGAGCTAAAGTTCTAGCTATTAGTTCATCCATGGCACTTCCAATTGGTTTATCTAGTTCGGCGTCGCTAAATTTTGGAGCTTCTGGAACAGGAACTGACATTGCACTCATAAAATCATTTTTCTTTTCTGAGAGAGACTTTTCAAACGCACTAAGTCTCTCGCTATGCAGGTCTTCTATAGTAAAATTAGTTGGCTCTTTGTTAGAAATATTTATTTTTTGAGATTGAAATTGTTGTTGCGATTGCTGAGGTTCTTGTTTTAAACTGTTAAAACTTGTCATTATTTCTCCAATAAATTTTTTATTCATTTGCATTAAATTTTGCTTTACTGTTTTCTCTCTTTCAAAGAATGCTCTGGCTTGGTTTATAAAAAATCCTCTCGCATGAGACACTTGTTCTTGAGATTTTACTCTTTCTTTAATATCGTCTAAAATTATTTCCCAAAGCATTTCAATGTTCTCTGTTGTAATGAAATCTATGTTTATTTGAGAATTAGCCATATAATTAATAAACGCTTATTATTTATATGATTTTATAACGTATATAAAATCACATAAAATAAAACTATAAATTATGGCATAACAAAGGGAGTTTTTCTATATACACCATTTTTAGCCCACATATCAAATGAAAACTCAAACTTTTCTTCATTTGAACTATAACTAATATATGGGTTTAATTGTGGTCGCAAATAACTCCAAAGACGTATAGTGCACCATGTTGATTTTTTACCATTGTAAACAGTGGTTCTTCCTTCTTTGATTAAAGGTCTTTTCAATAGAAGCCGACGTGATTCTTTATACAACTCCTTGTTTAATGTATGAATAATATGAATATTATTGCGACGAACCACAATTCTCTCATCAAATGATAAAATAATTCTCACAATTTCTTCCGGAAGATATTTTGTTAGGCAATCTAATTTCATTTTCAATATATAATAATGAAATTATGCCTTTAAATTTGTCTATTTAAAGTTCTTTGTTAAAATAAACTTTTCTGAATTGCTCCATATATTTGTCATCTAATATGTGAGTTTTAAAGTAAGCGCTATCGTGACGGTCTTCTAACATGTGCGCAATAAAATACAAAGAATAAATCCCACATTCTGTGTCACCATATTGATGTTCAACTGGATAATTCTGGTCAAACTTGAAATTAAAGGGAATTTTTAATTGTTTGCCTTGTTTAATAATACGGTTCACCAATCTCATTACTTGCCTGGGAGCCTTATCACCAGCACTATCAAAGAAAAATATCTCTCCCTTTTTAATATTAACAAACATAGAAACCCAGTGTGAACCGCCTTTGTAATGAGGGTCCAAGTTAAATATCATTCCTATTTTGAATCGTTTATTTTTTATTTCATCTTCAATATTGAAATGGCATAACTCTTCCCAAACACATTCTCCATATAATTTATGCGTGTCAAAATCAATTGGTGATGGGCCAATAAAATCAAAACATTTATATTTAATCTCATATTGCTTCATAACTTCCAGTATATCTGTGCTTGATAACCATTCATTTGGGTTTTTACTCCATTCTTTGGGAGAGACTGGCGCAAACGAAGAGTGTAATTCTTTGTCCAATTTACCATTGACAAACTTTTGTTTTAACCAACACGACTCCTTGTTGCAAACACCTCTTAACTTGCTGTTTAATTGCGTCCAAATTTCCTTTGCATCATTGGATTCAATCTTGGAATCCTCGTGACGAGCATTCCATAAATCTTTCAATTTATACAAGGTTTCATCTTCTAAACACGTATATTTTTTATCAGCAGTCTGTGGACTGCATCTTAATTTTACGGTCTTGAACTCCTTCATCATTTTTTCTCTAAATAAATGGTTTCTTCTTGTAGTTTGGTTATTAGAAGACTTATGTTTTTGCGTCTTTCTCATTGCTTTTGATTTTTTCCTCTGAGGTTTCCTCATATTTATTAGTGATATTATTCTTTTTACGAATACCTTTATTTTTCAAAATAGGGTCTTTTAAATTAATGTCTTTTTGCATTGGGATAATTGGGGCCTTCTGACATATTTTTGTAGTTGTTCGTTTTACAAGTTTTTCTAGTGCATTTGGTTCAGTTATTTTAATGGAACGCATTAACAATTTATTTAGTTCAGCTTGTTCGCTTTCTGATAAAGTATTGCTTCCTAACGATTCTCCATCAACAAATCCGTCATAATCCGACTGAATTATGTCTGTTTTATCTAAAGCTTTAAAATACTCAATGCAGATTTTAGCATAAGAATCAAATGCAGAAGAAACATCGGGCAACATCATCTCAGGTTTTTCATTATTTAATAATTGTTTTGTTAAATCAAAAATGCGACGTTTATAAAACTTCTTTTCTTTTTTATTTACAATTTTATTATTTGGCTTGCCTTCTGATTGGCTAAGATATTTTGCGTATTGTGATTTGTTCATTAAGCATTCTAATGTCAATGCTGATATTATATTTTCTGTCATTATATTTCACTCTTGAGAGAAAATGCCGCAGCCCCTTTAAGTTGTTTGTTCCGTTTTTTATGTTTTTATTCCAATTTTTTATTTTTTCTGTTTTTTATTTTGCACACACATGTCATTTGGAGTTAAATCTTTAAGTTGCTGTCTAGTGCAGTTTTGGAATAATCCTTGACCAATATTCTCAGTATTTGGGTTAAATGAGTTAAAATGCTCATTTTGAAATAATCCGGGAAAAGGTTGCTGCACATTGCTGCTATTATTTTTAAAATTAAATTTATATAAGTCGCTATTTGAGTTAGGCACGTATACAGACTGGCTGCAAGATTGGAGCGCGTAAATCTGGTTTCTTAATTCGGACTCTGTGTTAATATTTGTCGCAAAACCAGACCATGGTGCTTGTGCGTTTCCAGGATTGAACACTTCATTTGTGTTATACACTGGCTGCTGGACAAGCGGCGTTTTAATAGGCGCTCTTGGGTCCACAATAGGCATGATAGAATACTTTGTCATAACAGGTCGCACGCTTAAATAAGGCTGTAACATATGTGAGGGAATGTTTCTATCATAGATTCGCGTATTAATAGAATTTGTTATTTGTGATGCACACTCTCTTAATCCTTGTTGGGTTGTCATTAATATACTGAAATATAATTTATTTTAACCTTTCTACACTTTTCTAAATGTATAAAATCAATATAAAGAAAAACAGCCTTAATAAATAAGGAAACTACATGTGTGGAATATTTGCATTATTAAATAATGACAACTTGTTTCAGCAAAAATTTATCAACGATCAATTTATGAAAGGGCGAGGCAGAGGACCCGAGTTTTCTAAAATGCAACCGTTTACTTTACAATGTTTGTTGGGATTTCATCGTCTAGCTATTAATGGTCTCAATGATGTATCTAATCAGCCAATTGTAATCGGTGACGTGGCTCTTATTTGCAATGGTGAAATTTATAATTACAAAGAGTTATATGATATGATGGGAATTACTCCTGTAACACAGTCTGATTGTGAAGTAATCATTCACTTGTATAAAAGATATGGAATGAAACAAACCTTGCAAATGCTGGACGGCGTCTTTGCATTTGTGCTTTGCGATGTTAACGTAAATGATACGACGTCAAACCTATATGTTGCTAGAGACCCTTATGGAGTTAGACCCTTGTATGTGCTTAATCAGAAGATGTTTCAACCAGAAGATAGGAAGCGCATTTATGGGTTTGCTTCAGAACTAAAAGAGTTATCGGAATTTTCTAAACAGCTTCCAAACCATGTTATTGAACAGTTTAAACCCGGGACTTACAACAAGTTTATTATGAAATACCAGGTATCTCCAAAATGGGAGCTGAAAAAAGAGCACTATTCTTATCATTCAACTGGATTTTCAAGCATTATTAATGAATCGCAATATGACCTTGGATTCACGTTAAAAAATATACAACATTACTTGTCTGAAGCAGTTAAAAAGAGAGTCTTAGTTACTGAACGTCCGATTGCTTGTTTGTTGTCAGGAGGTTTAGATAGCAGCTTAATTACAGCTCTTGTAAATAAATTCCACAAACAAAACTCTTATAAGCCATTGGAAACGTTTAGTATTGGTCTAGAAGGGTCAGAAGACTTGAAATACGCTCGCATTGTCGCAGATTATTTGGGAACAAACCACACTGAAATTTTATTGACTGAGCAGGATTTTGTTGATGCAATTCCAGAAGTTATTTGCGCAATTGAAAGTTATGATACTACTACAGTAAGAGCCAGTATTGGAAATTACTTATTGGGGAAATACATTGCTGCAAATAGTGATGCAAAGGTCATTTTCAATGGTGATGGTTCCGACGAGTTGTGTGGTGGTTATTTGTATATGCATGCAGCACCAGACGCAATTGAATTTGATAAAGAGTGTCGTCGCCTTTTGAGAGACATTCACGCGTTTGATGTTTTGCGTTCAGATAAGTGTATTTCGTCTCATGGTTTGGAGCCGAGAACACCATTTCTTGATAGAACTTGGGTCCAACAATATTTGAGCATTCATCCGTCTGTCAGATTTCACAAGGGTAAAAATCAATGCGAGAAATTTTTACTAAGAACTGCGTTTAGTGAGCATAATTATTTGGATTCAAATGGTAGCGCATTATTGCCTAAATGTGTTTTGTGGAGGACCAAGGAAGCGTTCAGTGACGGAGTTAGTAAAACAACTAGGTCTTTGTATGAAATTATTCAAGAGAAGGTTGTTGTTTCGGCAGCTTCAACAGAACTGTTTAATGTAAAGTATGAGCATAACACGCCAGATACAGATGAAAAGAATTATTACCGCAGTATTTTTGAGAGTTATTATCCTGGACTTGGAAATGTAGTCCCATATTTTTGGATGCCGCGTTATGTAGAAGCTAAGGATGCGAGTGCTAGAACGCTGCAAATATATAATGAAGTTAAAATTGACGCGGTTTAGATAAAAATAATATTTGAAACATTTAATTCATATTTTTGCGGAGTTACAACTTCAAAGGTCTATGTAAATAAGAATATGTTATCAAAATAAGTAATCCAATAGGTAAAAATAGAGGTTCATAATAGTTTAAATAAGTCCATATCATTACAAATATAATTGGAAATATGTTACCACGAGGTATCATTTTGTAACAGTCGGATGTTCTAAAATAAATCCAAAATCCGGAACAAATTACAGCAATGATTACTTTATTGCTGTAAGTTAAATAATTATCTAATATCATATTATATATTATGTTTACAAAATTATATTTAGACACGACAAATCCAAAATTTACTTTCTCTCATCTTTTTGAGGCAACGACGTTAGGTCCAATGCTAGTTTCCATCCTTTTACACACAATTGTTTACACTTTATTTTGTAATATAGTAAGTTGGGTGTTCTTTGGAAAATTATTATCAAAACCAATAAATTTAAGACTAGTATCATGTTTAATTCTAATTATGTTTTTTGGGTTTATAGGAAGATTTATTCACGTGAAAGATATTTATAAAGGATATAATGGAAATATGGAAAAAACGAGAGAATATACAGACAAACACTATATTTCTTGGGTCTTTATTTCATAAGAAATTATTTGAATGCTAGATAATAAAATAAAATTTACGCGTTTATTTTATTCGTTACATATAATAAGATATGTCAATACAGAAGGATTTATATAAGATTCAAGATTTTTGGTTCAACATTTTTATTGTTTTAACCTATTCGCTTTACATATTATTTGCAATTGGACTATTTAAAGGCGCTCCACAATATTTAGATAGGTTGGATTACTATGTTAAAATATATATAAGCTTATTCTTATTATGGAGATTCAATCCTTTTAGAAAAATTCATTTTACAGAACTAGATAGGAAAATAGCATTTAGCGCAGGAATATTTTTATTTACAACCAGCGCAGTTAATAAAATACTTAACAACTATTTAACGGATGCAAAGAATACATTAATATCTAAAATCTCATTCGGAGCTTTAAATAATAAAAAAACAAATTAGATGTTAATAATAATTTCGTCTTGTTCTTTGTTTATTTGACCTACTACCATTTTTTAAACTTAGTCTCTTATTTATTTTTCTAGTAGAAGTAAAAGTAGATGCAGAATTGCGATGCTCATGCGGTTTCTTATTGAAAAATGCTTCTAAATGTTCCATTGTTTTTTTGGTGACGATTTTATCAATCTCATACTCTTTATCGTCTTTTTCTATATAAACAAATTCATATTTGTTCATATTCTCTTTCATAAACCCAACAAAATCGTCAACATTGTAATTTTCCATAATAATTTTAGAAAGTTGTATATTGCTATTAATGAACCTTTGAATCATTGTGTCAAAATCTAAATCATGTGTATAAGGTTTAACTTTTATATAATAAACATTTTCATAATTCATTTGTGGATAATAGGTATCATCAAGGTAGCATATTTCAGCGTCTTTTGGAAGCTTTGTGCATTTTATTAAATCTTTCATTGATTTATCGTGGCTAGAACGACAAAATTCTATTCTTTTTCCATTTATTTTGAAAGCAGATATAATGTGATTGAATATTTTATAATTTATTTTAGATTCAAAATAGTTTTTAATGTAATATACCCATTCTTTAGGACCTTGATTGTTTGTGTAAATCATCACCCCTTGACATTGTTTATTAATCTTTTTTTGTTTTAAAAAATTAAATATGGTAAAAATGTTTGGACGTAAAAATTCTGGAAACAATTCTAATATGCTATTAAAATCGTCTTGGGCGAGGGTTGTTTTATTTTCTAAGTGAAGTAATTTAACGTAATTGTTTAATGAATCCCAGAATATTCCTAGCTCAACAAAATAACCCATCGTTTCATCCATGTCAAATACTACTATTTTTGTTTTATTTAGAGGCATCTAAAATAGAATGATATTTTAAATACACATAAAATAGTTATTTTGCCAACATTTTATTATCCATGATTTATATGTTATCTGGAAAAGTTGGTGAAAAAATAATTTATTCTAATGAAGATAAAAAAACGGCAATAATTAATAAAATAAACTCACTTAAACTGCAACAAATGCGAATTTTAAATTACAAAAGGAGTAAAAAAGCGGAATACAACAGTGTTATACCATTAAAAATTTATCAAACATGGCATTCTAAAGATTTGCCCACGCGTATGAAGCAGTCCGTTGAGAGATTAAAGGCGAGACATCCACGATTTGAACACTTCCTTTTTGATGATAATGATTGCAGAGAATTTATTGCAAAAAACTTTGATAATAACGTCTTGAAAGCATTTGATTCTTTAATACCCGGTGCTTATAAAGCGGACTTATGGCGTTATTGCATTTTATATAAAAATGGAGGAATATACTTGGATATAAAATATGATTGTATAAACTCTTTTAGATTTATTGAATTAACCGAAAAGGAACATTGGGTATTAGACATTAATGGTAACAACATTTATAATGCTCTTATAGCAGTTAAACCAAATAACGAAGTTTGTTTTAAATGTATTAATCAAATTGTGGAGAATGTTAGAAACCGGTATTATGGTGGTAGTTGCGTTGACCCCACCGGTCCAGGTTTAGTATCTAGATTTATTGGTGAAGATAGAAGAAACCTTGAACTTGAACATATTTTTAATAAACCAACTGGGGATAAATTTATTCTTTATAAAAATATTGCTATATTAAAAATGTATAGAGGTTATTACGATGAACAAGAAGCAAATAAAAAAGTTATTCATTACGGAGTTTTATGGAATCATCGCAGAATTTATAAATAAATGTATAAATTACATCAACTTTTGAAAACGTTCATTTTTCCACCCGTCTGCATCAGCGCCCGCGTGCAGGTGGCGTATCATTGTTTGATGGAAACGTTCTGCAATAAAACAAATCATTACGCTATTTTTATAACAAGAATACTGTTTCTTATTATTAAACGTTTTCATGTCATTTTCTTGTAAGTATTTTTCAATCCCATCAGTAAAAACTCCAGGACCAGTTAAAAAGTGAATAATATGCTCTCCTTTAATAACTTGCATGTTTGCAATCCTTTTAATGGATAGTTCAATAATAGATTTTAAAAGCGGAGATTTTTCAGGTGCAGCAAAGGTCCATTGACACAAATGCATAGTATCTTCTTCTGGTGCGCATACCATCATTGTTTCGCAATTTGTAAATATATTTGGGTTGCACGTGCACATCGCATCTGCATCGGCATATATTCCACCATACTTATATATGATGCAATATCTCCATAAATCTGCCTTCATTACAGGTAAAGGGAGTCTGTTATAAACCTCATATATAACATCGCCAAATTCTTCAACCATATTGGTTCTCATGAATTCATCACACATCTCATTTGTGTAAAAATGGTAACCAAATTCGGGAACAAATTGTCTCCAAGTTTTCATTGCAATTTGCAATTTAGGCTTACTCTGAATATATTGAATTGACTTGTGCGTTTGGAAAATTCTCTTTGGAATTCCAGGTTTCTGTTGCTCTTCTTGTTCTCGTTTCTCTTCGCTTTCGTCCTTTTCAGTTATAGTTATTTCCATTATAATGTATTTTAAGTTATTATTTTTAACTTTTAAACTAGAAAATATAATTTATATCTTTACATATTGTAATAACTTATATGCCTTATAAAATTACAAAATCCGATTACTCTAAAATTCTTGACTATTATGGGTTAACAGTTCCTAAAAACCAAGAAGACGTTAAAGTGGCAGCTGAAAAAATTTTAGCAAAGAAGTTGTGTTCGTGCATCAAAAAGGTTGACCCAAGTGCAAATGCAGAACCAAGAGCTATTGGTATTTGTACTAAAGCGGTTATAAACAGAAAAGGCCTTTCACGCGGAAAATTCAAATGCAAAAATGGACGCAATGTTGAATTGAAAAAGACAGCAAGGAAAATTACTGTGCCAAAAACCAAAAACAAAACAAAGACACAAAAAAAGCGTTAAGAGTCGTTTAGCAATTATAAATTATTATCTATCATAATTATATGTCAATGCATAATAAATATGATATTATTATTGTAGGTGGAGGAATCTCCGGGTTATATAGTGCGTATAAAATTCTTAAAATGGCACCAAAAACTAAATTAGTAGTTCTTGAGCGCTATAAAAAAAACTGGCTTGGAGGCCGTCTTAGCAATGAAATGTTTCAAGGGGTCCAGATTGTTACTGGTGCGGGAGTGGGGCGCAAAGAAAAAGACTATTTGTTAATTGACCTGTTAAAAGAGTTGAAAATACCATACGGCGAATTTCAGACGTCACACAATTACGCAAAAACTATTTCACCGCCATGTGACACAAAAAAGTTATTTAATATATTAAAAAAACAATTTAAAGAACATCCGGTAAAAAAGACGTTCAAGGAATTTGCACTACCCATCCTAGGTCCTGTTATGTATAAAAACTTTACTATTTGTGCTGGTTACACTGACTATGAAAATGAAGATGCGCACGATACACTTTTTAATTACGGATTTGAGGATAACTTTGGACATTGGACTGCTCTGCATATTCCATGGAAGCTATTGGTTGACACCATTGCTAAAAAAATTGGATTCCAAAATATTCGCGTATCTAGTAACGTAAATGGCATAGAAGAGGTTTCACCGTGCAATTTTGTCGTACATACTGAAAAAGACGTTTCTTATTCGTGCAATAAGGTCATATTGGCCACCACTATAAGCAGCGTTCAAAAACTCCTTCCTCACGATTCCATATATAAACAAATTCACGGACAAACATTTTTACGCTTGTATGGCAAATTTACCAAAGCGTCCGCCGATATAATAAAACAATATGTTCCAGGATATACTATTGTCCCCGGACCTTTGAAAAAAATTATACCCATGAACGCGGAGAAGGGTGTCTATATGATTGCTTACACTGATAATGATGACGCCAAGTTTTTAAAAGACCGCCTAGAAAACACACCAAAAAATAGAGATTATTTTTGCGAGTTACTGGAAGATGCACTTGGAATTCCTGAAGGCGCCCTGAATTTAATTGCTATTAAGGATTTTTATTGGCCAATTGGCACTCATTATTACGAACCTTTGCATGGGCCATTTAAAAACCGCAGAGACTTTATCAAGAAAGCACAAAATCCAATGCCTGGAATGCTTGTTGTCGGAGAGATGATTAGCATGAACCAGGGCTGGACTCAAGGCGCTCTTGAAAGCGTGGAAGCAGTTGTTACTAAAAAATGGGTTGGTAGCAACTGTTAAAGTTTGAAAGAGTATTGTTAAACATTTTTGAAAAATACTTAAAAATAAGAAAACAAAATATATATAAATGCGAAATATTGTTGGTTTGCTTTTTCTCTTCTGTTGTAGTGTGAATAGTTTTAACTTTTACGGAGCAACAAGACCTCTTGGTTATTTTGACCCCCTTGGATTTGCAAAGAATAAGCCAGAGAGCGAATTAGTAAAACTTCGTGAAGCTGAATTAAAACACGGTAGATGGGGAATGATATCAGCAGTAGCAATTCCTGTAACTGAACTTGTTACTCATCAACAAGGCATTCACGTTTTAGATAATGCAGATGCAATTACTGTGTCCGCTTTTGTTGGTGCAGTCGCTGCTTCTGAATTACAATCAATGTTGCTAGGTTGGGAGGACCCATTTAAAGGTTCATCAAACTTATTTTTATTGAAGAAAGATTATCAACCAGGCAACCTTGGGTTTTCACTACCCGCGTCATTCTTAGGCAAAGATGAGACGTTTATGTTGGAAGCTGAAATAAATCACGGACGGCTTGCCATGATTGCTTCATTGGGAATGATAGCGCAAGAACTTGTTACAAATAAGCCCCTTTTCTAAACTATTCAAACACGCATTTTTTAATATTTTATTTCTTTTCATATGTTATGAAGACAATAAAACGCATGCATAAAAAAATGACAAATAAATCAAAAACAAAAAAACAATTTTTATACAATCCTAATAATCCAAAGAAATCATTTGATGTTTATATAGATAAAAATCCAAAAGACACAATTCATATTAAATATAAAACAATAGAAGATGTTAAAAATACAATTGACAAACTTGAAAAATTATATAAGGATAAAAAATATACACATAAACGAATTTGGCAAGTTGCTATGATTATGAAAGTTCGTTTAAATATATTAAAAAATAAAAAACCTGAACAGTATACCTTATCAAAAAAATATTTTGATTTCTTAGGTGAAAGAACTAAATTGAAAGATAACACGCGTTATACAGCTATATTTAAATATTAAACTGAATATAGTTGTTTAGAATAATTATTTATCACCAGTTATAGCGTAATAGCCATGATAACCAATTGAAGCAAATCCTAACATTAGTAAAAACTCATATGCATATCTAGGTGTAACTTGTTTATTGTAGCCAATGTAAACCAAAAGGGGACCAACTACAAATATATGGAACAAGTTGACCCATGGATTTTTTCCTGCATTAACTTTAAGATAAGTCTTATATGCGTGATAAAAAACAATGATAACGCCAAGTGTTAGCAAAATTGGATACATAAATGCTGGAGTATTTGTAGATTTAATTCCTACATACAAGAATAAAGTTCCAACTATCAAAATATGAAATAAATGAACATACAATTCCTTCATTTTATATATATTCATTTATTTATTTTTCTTTGTAAAATATATAAATGTCTACAACACAATCTGCGTTTAACTATTCCAACACACAAACTCATCAAACTGGTGGGAAAAAAACGGTTAGAAAGGTTCTTATTAAGAAGGGAAAAGGTCACAAGAGTGTTAAATATTACAAGAACGGAAAACTCGTTTCAACTGTAAAACGTGGACTAAAACCAGTTGAAGTTGCCTTTATCAAGATTGGTAAGTTTATTCCTGGACTATTCAAGGACTGTCCTTGCAATAAAACCAAAAAACACAGACGTGGTTAAAATACATATTTCCCCCAACTCATTCCTCTACCCGAAACATATTCTACCCTATTTAGTTCAATTATCTTATTTTCTTTGATAAATTTTGTCCAAGCTCTTGTGGGTCCAATTGTCCAACGAGGTCTCCTTGTCCAAGGAGCTTCACATTCTTCTTCAAATGCAATATCATCCATCATAACTATGGTATCTTTGTGCGCCAAATGAAAACAGTTTTCTAAGTCTGAATTTGCTACATCATAATCATGACCACCATCAATAAATATAACATCAAATTTTGTATTTTTATTTGAATTTATAAATGAAGGAACACTTACTCTACTATCACCAATAATCAATGTGTGTCTTTTTGGATAACTCGCATCAATGTATTGTTTAGCGGCTAAAGTATAGTTATA